GGTTTAATCGAGATTAAGTGTCCGAATACCGCTAACCATATTGAGACAGTCTTGGAGAACAAAGCTCCAAGTAAATACATCCCACAGATGCAATGTCAGATGGCTTGTACAGGTGCGAAATGGTGCGACTTTGTATCATTCGATCCTAGAGTGCCAGAGGACTTGCAGTTGTTTGTAGTACGAGTCGAGAGGGATCAGGAGTATATCGACTCGATGGAAGTAGAAGTAAAGCAGTTTTTAAGCGAGGTCTTAGACCTATTTAACCAACTAAAAGCGAGGCAGAAATGACCTATGAAATGAAAGATGGCAGCTTTAGTCTATTTAAGAACGACAAAAAGCTCACAGAGAAACACCCCGATTACAAGGGGTCGATTAAGATTAACGGAGTTGAGCATTGGTTTGATGCCTGGCTAAAGGAAGGCAAGAAAGGGAAGTTCTTATCGGGTCGTATTGGTGATCCGAAACAGAAAGGCTTTACTCCCAAGGGCGATGATGAGATGCCTAAGATTAACGATGATGATTTTGCTTTCTAGGAGAAAGACATGAAAAAGATTATTTTAGGATTGTTAACATATTTGTTAATAGGTAGTGCATATGCTTGTACAACACAGACACTAATTGTCGGTGGTAAGCTACAAGTCTGCACTATTTGTGGAACAGTAGTTAGCTGTATGTAATCCCCGATGAGATCGGCATTAGTGGCGCAATGCCACACCCTTTCAAGGAGTGCCACTCCCCTACCGATCAGGGTGGCTTTATGAATGGTTCTAATACCTATAGCGAAAGACAAAAGGTAAAGAATAGGGCTGAGTTTTTATTTGAGTATTACTGCGCTGAAAAAGACTATAACTTGGTGAGATGTGGGTTTGATGAGAAGAACAAGAATGTAGATAACTTTTATTATCTAAACCCTGTATTAAGAAATCTACCCGATTATGTAGTCAATACCGCTAATGGCACTTGGGTAGTGATGGTGAAAGGCACAGCGAATATTAAGCAGAAAGAGATTGATCTTTTGCCAAAGCTGATTGAGTGCTTTCATAGTGATCGAGCAAAACTTATTTATGCGTTTTGTTTTTTGGGGAAAGAACCAATATTAGCTTCTCCACAAAAAGTAAATACTCTGTATAAAAATGCCACAGATAAGAAATGGCACGATGGAGTTGTTTATCGGTCATTGGAGGTATAAAGCTCTCTCGTCTTTTCGTCTAGTAGTCAGTCCTTTTAGTTCCTTACCGCCTGCCTTGTTCCACTTTAGAAACTCCTCGGCAGCAGACTCAAACTCACCCCTATTGTGTTTCATCCGAAGGGTAGAATTTTGGAGATTACCGAGTCCAACATTGAAGGCGAAAGACACAAGTGCGCCAAACCGACCAGGAGTAAGCCCACTAGGACATAATCGTTGTACTCCGCTTTCAAACCGCGCCAAATCCTCTGCCAGCAGTTTGTCCACTTCTTCCATAGAGAAAGTTCTGTTCCAGCCTTCTGGGATTGGTAAATTTTTTCGTTCTTCAAGTTTCACCTTTATATGGTTAGGGTCGATAACTCTCCCGACTCCTACAGTCCAAAGTAAAGCTGGACACCGATAAGGGGTAGTTCTGACTCCCTCATGGTGCTTAATCATCTCAATAACTTTATGGTCAATCATTTCTTAGCAAAGGCTTGCGTACCGAACCAGAAAGCAATAATAGAGGCTAGGATCTGCATCTCGTCTGCATCAAACACCAATGGGATAGCTTCTGCAAACGCTGCACCGCTAGACCAAGCCCACCAGATAGAGGCAATGTCTACAATAATTAAGAGTAAAACGAATAGGTAGGTAACGACAGGGCGAACCGAGGCTCGTAGGTTAATGATCCATTGGCTTGCACCCTTACCGATTTCTATATCGTGTTGGTACATGGCTGTTCGTTCTTGTGCTTGGGTCTGCATTTGGACTTGGTCTGTGCGTATCTCCTCGACTCTAGCCTGTGCTGCGTAACCTCTCTCTAGCATTTGGAGTTCTCGTTCCGTTTGCATACGAGCTAGTTCTAATTCGTGAGACTTATCGGACTTGTCTTGGAAGAAGTCTAATAGTTTAGGCAGTCCACCCATCAGGAAGGACAAAGCTGTAGAGATGAGTGTAAACATTATTTACCCTTTATGACCCCAAGTAAGATACCAGGCAATGACTGCAGCCAACGCATAGCACATATACATAACTCTACGCACTTCTGCCAAATCTTTTCTAAATTCATTTTCTATTTCCTTCTCTTGTTTTTCAATCTTTGCTTTAATGGTTTCTACTTCTGACCATCTCTTTTGACCATGATGTTTTACAAAGTCTTTCTTGACCTGTTCTTCTTTTAGTCTTATATCTTCTTGTTTTTGCCATTGAATCATGGCTCGTTTGAAATACTGCTCTTTTAGGACTTCTGCTTCTCTGATCTGCCTTCTGCGTTCTAATGCTTTTTGTTGTGCTACCGAGGCTGCTTCTTTTTGAACATCCTCGATAGACGATCCGATAGTTTTACCGGCTTCTTTGCCTGTCTTTACGCTTTCGCTAAAAGACTTTGCGCCCTCCAAAAACCCGAATTGGTCTGACATACATAGGATTACTTTCTAAAGAATAAGTCTGCTAACCAAGCTACAAAGCCACCAAAGACAGAGCAAGCCCCCATAATTGCCCAAAGAGATCCTTTAGACCTCTCTGCCATAGCGACTAACTTCTTAATATCAGATTCCATGCTATCTACTTTTTCTTGCAGATGCTCGACTTGGGCTACTAGACCACCAAATTTGAATGGATCAAATTCAAACTTATCGTTCATCCTAACCTCCGATTACTTTGCGACTTTTTTGCAGGACTTTTCCGTTTAGTCGCGACTTTTTTGCAAGGTTTAGGTATAGAAAAGACTATGCTTGCTTTATTAACATAGCCAAATTTGTCTAGCACCCAATCGATAATAAACATTTAATCCTCTTTTTTCTCTAAAGACTCTTTTAACATCTTCAAAAACGCTTCTTTACCTACTTGTAGCTGCCTTATTTAGATTCTAGTGCTGCGATGCGGACTGCTTGTGCTTCTACTTTAGCGTTTAGTTCTTGGATGCACTTCATAAGGGCATACTGTAGGTCTGTTTGGTAAATAGCTTTTAGGGGCACACCATCTTCAGGGGTTTCACCAAAACCTGATTTATCAACCAATTCAGGCGCAATTGTTTCAACATCTTGTGCAACGACACCAAGGTTTAAATCAGTGTCTGTTTGGTCTTTGTATAAAAATGTTTTAACAGGAATTGCACAAATTTTGTCAAGATAATTACCAGCTAATTGAATGTCTTTTTTGGTTCGTTCATCAGATAAATTAACATTGTTTGCTGAATAATTAGCTAAACCACCATTTGAACGAATTTCGGCACGAGTTGTTGTGCTATCATCACAACGAAAAAATTGATTTCCAGTTCCGTTAGGGCTTGAGCCACTGTAGTAAACATACTGACCAAATGTGTTAGCTGCTGTTGCTTGTGAATTGTAAAACCTAAAAGCAAAACCCGTTGATGCACTTGCTAATACATAAAGTCTTTCATTTGCTACTGTTGCAGTATCACCAATCAATACTTGCCCACCAGAGGTAATACGCATCGACTCAACACCACCTTCTGCAAAGGCAATAGTGTCGGCTGCTGGGAAGAATATACCTGTGTTGGTATCACCTGATGTTGTGATAGCAGGTGCGGATACTGTTCCAGCTTGAACTGTGGTAACACCTGTAGCAGATAAAGTTGTAAATGCACCTGTATTAGCTGTAGCAGCACCGATAGTAGCGTTGTTTATCGATCCACCAGAGATAACAGGGCTTGTAAAGGTATTGCCTGTAAATGCAACACCAGTAATCGTCCCACCTGTAATCTTAGGTGCAGTCATGGTATATGTGCCATCCCGAATACCATCTCCAGCATCTCGGATCTGCGCCATCATATCGCGCATAGTATCGTTTACTGCTGATGGGAGCATCCCCTCTGGCGCACCATCTGGAGGTGCTGCTGTGTTATTAGCAGGGGTTAAAGAATACTTTGTATATGCCATGATTTTCCTTAATTACTCTGTTATTCCAAATGCAGCACCATAACCAAGGTTTAGTGCTTTCCGTTGCAATTCTTTACTAATTGGTTCTATGTTTGTTGTAGATGCCTTAGACATCAATCTTGCTGCTAACTTAGGATCTAACATGGCATCAACAAGCAACTCTCTAATTTGGTCATCTGTACCATTGTAGAGCCAATTAAGAGGTGCTACCACCTTATTTGCTGCTGCCGGTATTTCTCCAAACATTTGTTTGCCGATGATTCCACCAATAACATTAGCTGTAGAAAGATTCTTAAATGTATCTGATCCTGGCACTCTGCCAGACTTGTTTAATACACCAGAATCTAAGTCTCTGCCAACTCGTTCTAGGATCTTTACTTGCATCTGAGACATATCTGTTTCTTTTGCTGCTGCTCGGATAGCCCTAACAAAATTAGGCTGAGAAATCATAAATTGCCCTATATTGATAGGATCAGGAATTGTAGAAAGAACTTTGCCTCTAAATCCTTGGGCTGCTTCTACTTTTTCTATGTTTCTGCTTCTTTGTTTATAAACATTTAAATAATCTTTATATCCTGGTGCGGCAGAGTCAATAACATCATCTACAGAAGAAATAACTTTATTTAATTCACTTCTTGCTGCTTTAAACGCACTAGCACTAGCACCACCTCGGTCTGCTCTATCTAACAATCCTTGCTCGGCTGCTCTTAGATCTTTGCGAATCTCGTATAGTTCAGCAGGAGTATTAGCTCTGCGAACCATGTTACGAGCATCTTCCATAGCAGATATAACTGTATCTCGTTTGCCAGATGGAGTCTTTAAAATATTATTAATTGTGTCATCTACTGTTAAAGTAATAGCAGACTGAAATTGCTGTGGAGTTACAGTAGATGCAGAAAAAGCAGACTCTCTCATAGGAGCAGTAACAGCTTCTCGATTAGCAACAGCAAGATTAACAGCATCTTGATCTTTAGCTAATCTGTCAATAATAGCCATTCTTGCTTTGTTAGCCTCGGATGCTTGTGCAGCAAACTTACCTGTAACATCCAATGCGCGAATAGGTGTTTCTGCTGAAATTAAGCCTACATCTCTACTTGC